GGTGCCAGTCTCGTTCGTGCCAGTCTCGATGGTGCCAGTCTCGATGGTGCCAGTCTCGTTCGTGCCAATCTCAATGGTGCCAGTCTCGATGGTGCCAGTCTCGTTCGTGCCAATCTCAATGGTGCCAGTCTCGATGGTGCCAATCTCAATGGTGCCAATCTCGATGGTGCCAAATTATCAGGAGTAATTGGTGGGAACACCAGAATTCAGTCAATTCAGGTTGACCCATATAGAATTGTCATTATTGACAAGTCAATTGTTTGGGGTGGTTGTACAAAGAAGACTGTTCAAGAGTGGTTGGAATATGATGGTTCTGATCGTGGTGATGAAGATCGGAAATATCTTGAAACTGTGACAAAACCATTTATTAGAATGATTTGCCAACCTTGCTGAGGGTACAACTATGTTATACGTCAACCGCGATTCCGCCACTGCTCGTCTGCGCAAGATGGGTATTCCTAAAGAGAAATACGACCTTTATATCCGCCCAGTTCCAGGTTCTAAGAACGTGGAAGTAGATCTTGACGCAGTTGCTGATAGTCTTCGGGCAAAACCGATAGAGAAGATCGTTGCTGAAGCTACACAAATCAAAATCGAACGGTCAAAGAAAACCACTGTTTCGTCCCGAATCAAAGAACTTATTACACAAGGATTGACAAATCCACAAATCTGGGAAATTGTGGCGCCTGAATTTGGTCTTAGTGAGAAACAACGCCACTATCCTGCTTGGTACCGTAGCGCCATGAAGCGAGAATCTGCCAAATGAAGCGGCGCTATTTGATTCCACTAATTATCTTTTGTATTGCTTCATTTATGTGGGCTTCGCATAATGATTACGAAGATGCTTTACATGATCAGGCGGAATATTGCAAAAATGTAAAGGATAAAGTCTGGCCTGATTACAAAGGTATCTACAAGGAGAGTTGCAATGGCGCACTCTGATACTGAAACTATTGAGATCAAGGACGAAAGTGATGGACTTCCAAAGTTTGTTCTATACGTTGACGGATGTCCACGGGCCCAAGTTACAAGAGCGAAAAATGGTGATGTAAAATTGAATTGGGCCATCTATGGCCCTATTTATTGGCAGGAGTCTAAGGTCATTCTACAAGGACTCCTTGAATTAGGTGTTTATGCAGATAAACTCGAGGGGAAGAGGAAATGAAAAAGAAAATTGAAAAACCTGGAAAAGATTGGTTCATGGTTTGCTGTGACCATCAAAGACGAACTTGTATTCAAGTTGACCGTAAGGATGGTCGCGTAGCATTTATTCCGCTCAGTGTGGAAGATGGTCTTCAAGTTAATGAGACCAGTGAACAAGATTTCGACCAACGATTCAAACCGATGGTTGATTACCCGATTGATAAGGCGTGCCGTCTTTACGCAGGTTATGCCAAAGACATTGGGGCAACGAAACAGGCCTTGGATTTCCTTGGTCAAATTATCAACATCACTCCCCAGGAGTACGATATGGCAACGAAGAAGAAAGCAACAAATGAGGCTGCAGTGAAAGATGCAAAAGCCAAAGCACTTGCAAAAACACCTGCAAAGAAAACTGTCACCGCAAAAACCAAGGCGGCACCGATCAAGAAAGTCTCTGATGTCAAGAAACCAGGCATTGGTAAGAAAGCACCGCAGCCCAATACCACCAAAAAACATTCCGCATCCCAGATGTTCAAAGATCTGATCATGGAAGGCGAGTTAACTGATGATCAAATCTTTGCCAAAGTTCAAGCTGAATTTGGCCTGGATGAAAAGAAGCGCGGTTATGTGAAGTGGTACCGCAATGACCTGAAAAAATCAGGTGCAAATCCTCCTGAGCCAAAAGTATGAATCGTCGCCAGCGCAGAGCGTTGGTGAAGAAAATACGCTCAGACAAAAACAACCCAGCGGGTAAGAAACCTGTCTTCATGGAGAATGTTCCTTCTGAACTTAATGTAAAAGAAGGCGACACATTTACTCTTAAAGGTGTCAAACGCCTTGAAGACGGGTCTGTTATCTATGACTGTAAACCAGGTGAAGAAACCATTTTCATTGCAGGAGTGCCAAAAGATGTCCCGAAAAGAAAAGAATCGTGATGATCGTGAATTCGACACCACACAACTTCATGAGTCAGGCCATGGCAAGACTCTCCACCGTGATTACTCAGCCCATTTCTGGCGTTGGTCCTTTGCGCGCCGTTTCATAACGGCAAAGGACAATGTGCTTGAAATTGGATGTGGTGAAGACAAACCGCTCAGCAAGATCTTGACAGGTGGCGCAGCTGCTCACGTCAATACCTATGTCGGTGTTGACTTGAACAAACTGAAACCATCCAATAGTCAGCGTCTGACGTTCCTTGGCGAGTTCAATTTTGTGGCTCGTTACAAAGAGCTGTTGAAGCAACGTCCAGAAGGGTTCGACGTTGTTGTACACTATGAAGTTATCGAACACATGAAAACTGAACATGGTGCTGCTTTGCTCAAGGCGTGTTTTGCTGCTTTGAAACCTGGTGGTGTGATGTTGATGTCGACTCCTTGCTATGATGGGAAGCGGCATGCAGCGAACCACATCCACGAGTATACCGTGCCAGAACTTCAGAAAGTGACAGAGAAGGCTGGATTTGTCATTGAGCGGCGATTTGGTACTTTCATGGACATCAAGCACATTGGTAAAGGTGCATCGAATCAATTCATCGACGAGAAGTGTACCATTGATAACGGCATGGTAAAAGCTGTGAAAGAAGCTTTGTCAGAGTACTTTGACAATGACGCCATCAGCAATATCTTTGGTCCATTGTACCCTGATCATGCTCGCAATAACTTGTGGGTATGTCGCAAACCTCTCAACAAGAAGTAAGGATGGTTGTATGGCAAACTTCAGAGATGTTGCGGATTTCCATGACAAGTTCGGTCATGGGATCCACACATCTCCGGGTCATCTGACTCGGAGAAAACTTCAAGAACGCATCGACTTCATGCAGGAGGAATTAACTGAGTTCATCCAAGCATGTGAGTCACAAGATCTTGCTGAACAAGCAGATGCTCTTGTCGATCTTGTCTATGTTGCTATGGGTACTGCTTATATGCTTGGGCTTCCATGGAATGCTTTGTGGAATGACGTCCATGCCGCCAATATGAGAAAGGTCCCAGGTGTCGGCAAACGCGGTCACGCCATCGACTGCATAAAGCCACCTGGTTGGGTAGGACCATCTGGTCATGCTATCCTTGTTGAACATGGATATTGTGAATCTCAACGCGAAAGAACATGGGAGTACGGTGACGATGAAGCACACAAAAACCCTGACAATCTTTGAAGGTTCTGACGGGTCAGGTAAAACTACCCAGGCCAGACGGTTTGCTAGAAGGACCGACGCAAAGTACGTCCACTTTGGCGCTATGACAAATGTCAATGGTGAAGGTCTGGTTCGTATGTATGTTGAAGCAATGCTTCCAGCACTTCTTGGTTACCAAGACGTGGTTTTTGACAGATCTTGGTTGAGTGAGGAACCATATGGCAAAGCTTACCGTGGCGGAGTATTGCGTCTTGATGGTCATCAACTCGATATTCTCGAACGTCTTGCCATGAAGTGCGGTGCTGTTGTTGTCAAATGCCAACCCAGTTGGGAAGCTGTCAAGACGAACTTCTCTTCTGGTCGTCCTGAGTACCTGGACACAGTTGACCAGCTCAAAGAAGTCTATGATACCTATTCAACTCAGGTTTCGAGTCTTCCACAAATCATTTACAACTACGAGTTGGAGGATGAGTTTCAGTATTACATTGATTCACTCATCTATGCCATTGGTATCAAAAGGACTCCAAATCATTTTGTTGACATGTTTTCTGCCGGAGACTTCAGTAGTGATACTGTTGTCATTACTGAAAAACCTCCACATCAGTTGCATGACAACTTTTATCAATGGCCTAAGGACCAACTCTCAACTTCTGTCAAGTCAATTTTGGGAACCGATGTTCGTCGCATGCTCTGGTGCGACGGTGCGACGGCAATGTTGATGCCACAGGAATTCAAAACAGTCATCACATTGAAGGATTACGACAATGAAACAAAGTATTGAACCTACGGCTTCAGCAGTATGGATAAAACTGCTCTCTGATATTGTGCTCATGGGGAACACGGTTTCCCCACGTGGCCAGTTGACGAAAGAAATTCTTCAACACACTATCGCATTAAATATGCGCGAACCAGTTGTCAAGGTTCCACTCCGCAAACTGAGTTATCAATTCATGGCAGCAGAAGCATTCTGGATTCTGTCAGGTGATGACAAAGTAGAAACAATCGAACCATACAACAAGAATATCGCCCAATTCAGTGATGATGGTAAGACATTCTTTGGTGCCTACGGTCCTAAGATTGTTTCGCAACTTGCGTATATTGTGGAGAAGTTGCGAGGCGATAAAGATTCTCGCCAAGCAGGTCTTACTATATGGCGTGAGAATCCTCCAGAGACGAAGGATGTTCCATGCACAGTTGCCATCTGGTTCAACATCAGGAACGATTTACTCAACTGCCATGTATTCATGCGGTCATCAGATGCATGGTTGGGAATTCCTTACGATGTCTTCAACTTCAGCATGTTGGGTCATATGGTTTGTGCTCTTTACAATACCAATAACGATCCATGGAGAGAATCGCCTCCAGTTATCCACCCAGGTACTTTGTATCTGACTGCTGCTTCATCACACATCTATGACAGGAATGCGGTTGATGTGGCGAATATCCTGGCGTCTCCAATTGAAGTCTATCCAGAATCTCCGACCCCTGAAACTTTGTACTTGGGTAAGTGGAGCCTTTTGCAATGGCTCAAAGAACTTCGTGATTCTAAACCTGGTGATAAGAGACGTTGGTGGGAGAACTGATATGAGACCTACTCGTGATCAATGGGCAATGTCATTAGCTTTAGCAACTGCGAATATGTCAACATGTTGTCGTCGTAATGTAGGTTGTGTGTTGCTCAATGATCGCGGGCATGTTATCGCCACTGGATACAACGGAGTCGCTGCAGGATTACCACATTGCAATGAACTAGGTCCTGTAGTTTACGAACCTGGAGTATGCGGTGATCTTCGCATACAGACATATCCAAATTCTTGTAAAGGATCTAATTCACCTAGTGGGACAAATCTTGATGGGTGCCAGGCAATCCATGCCGAGCAGAATGCTTTGCTTCAATGCAAAAATGTCTACGAGATCCACACATGTTATACAACAGCAAGTCCATGTATCACATGTGCAAAACTGTTGATGAATACTAGTTGTAAACGGGTGGTATTTCTTGAAGAATATCCACATCACAATGTGATGGATATGTGGCTCAGTTCAGGTCGAGAATGGGTCAAACTAGATGAGGTGAGACCCTAGAATGAGTCTAGGGTGTAGGCATCTACATACCTACACCCTAGAACTTCATCTCTGATACAGTCGTTAAGACCAGATGGCTACTTTTTGGTCCCTGGGGGCTTCTCGAAGATCGCTTTGGCCACGTGGGTCATATAGTAGAAACTGACAGCTGCGGTGAATGCTTCACCTATCCAGAACTGGCGACACATATCTACTATCACAACTGCCGCCTCTTTGTTTCCTGTGATAACACAGGCCATCGATACAGTACAAGCACAAATCACATAGGTTGTGATGGTTTGAAGAAACCATCGACGGGCTTCGGCAGTTCCTGTACTTTCCTGGATTGTGGTCTTGTACAAATCGATATACGCATTGACCATGTCTGAATTGGCCTTGCTCTTCTCCTGATCTGTGAAGAAGGCATTATCAATCAGACCCAAACCACCTTTAGCAGTTTCCTGGACTGTAGTAGCTAAAGTCTCAATGGCAGGAGCATTTCCTGTAAACAATTTCACTACACCAGAAAAGAATCCCATGTCACACCTCCACAGTCAGGTAGATTGTCGCAATCAGTCGTTTGATCCAACCTTTTTCGTAAGTTTCTTCAGTCGGGTTATTCATTGAGAGATATTTCTCCACCCGTAAGCATGCAATATCCCGTACTACTTTTTGTGGTGATATTTCAGATGCTGCTGACAAGGTTTTTGGCCCAATATCCCCGTCAACTTTTACACCCAAGGCCTTTTGAAGAATCTGTTTAGCGGCAGAAACCCCTTGATTCACCGCCATGTCAAAAACCATTACAGCAATCTTGGAAGGGAGTTGGTCACACTTGCATGTAACCCAATAATCCTTCCAATAGATCTCACCAACAGATTCTTTAGTGAGATTCTTGATGTCAACATTCGGGTAGGATCTTTTACTGATGCCGAAGTTGGTTTCACCGCCAGGATCTCGTGGGTCATTGGAATATCCGCCTTCATATTGAAGGACATGGGCCAGAGCGATCATGAAAATCTTGTTCATGGAGGAGTTACTCCTTTCTGTTGGAAGTACATTTTGAGAGCGATGTAGATTGCAATGAGCAGATAACCAGCACCAGCGACTGCTCCTGCTCCTGCACACTTGATCAAAGCTTCGCGGACCATCTTGTTGCGTAATTCCGCCCATTCGATAATGCTCTCATGGTATCGACGGTGCCCATCAACATCACCACCTGGGAATGCTTTGATGATTTCCCCATGTCTATTATTACTCGACTCAATATGACCCTGAAGTTGCCGACTATGTACCTCAAGTTTGTCTTCAATGCATCCTTGGCTATCCCGTACTTCTTGAAGCAACTTCAAGACGAGTGCATATTCTTCGCTCATTGAAATTACTCCTTATGGTAATACTGTAAATGTCGGGACTCCAGGTCCTGTGATAGAAATGTCAAATGCGTAGTCAATGACCTCATCAGGTGCTGTTGCAGGATAAACACCACGGATCTGGAATCCTGGACCGGATACATCAGGATCAATAACAGAACTGAAACCACCTTCTGTCAATTCGCATGAATTAGCAGAAGGCGAATTGCGAGCTTTAACTGCCCGTTTGTCTTCAGTCATGGCGCCATCGGGTGAATCATGTGAGATCGATGAGATGGTAACATCGACAACATACGGTGAATAGTCAGTCGCACTAGTGGGGTCGAGAATTACTTGAATTACTGCATCAACACCGACAACACCTGCTACGAGAATTCCTGTAGACGTCTTGACTCCAGTTGTAACATTACCACCACCTCCTGATGCATCACCTGAACACGAGATAGGTTGCGGAGGTGGCGCAGACAATAGACCGGCAACAAGTGATCCAAGAGTTGGTTCTTTGTAGATCTCAACGGATACGAGTCTTGTTGACAAAGCATCTGGGCCGGTATTGACAACTGTAACGTCCAGAACATTAGGAGTAGCCTCAGCATTCGTAATTTTACCGCCAATCCACTCGTTATTGGAACTGACACCACTTACGATGACGGCATTCTGGTTGTCAGAATCGATGAGTTCGCCCGATCCCTTCAATCCGATAGTATCGATAACCTCAAACGGTTTGGATAAGAACCAAGTATTACCTTGGAAAATCGGGTTGTCGTGGGCTTTTATGGTAACGCCTGAGTTTAGCGGTCTACCACCTACTCGGTTAAACAGGTATTTGTTACCCACCATTCTGCCACGACCATCAGATGTAACAAGGACATCAGCATCACCAAGAGTAAACGAGTTGCCCTGAATCAATGAGTAACTAAGGCCAGCGAGTCTCATACCTGTTATAGTTGGCGCAATAACAGAGTTAAAGAGGATGTCATTATTATTACCGTTGTTGCTGGTAAACTCGAGACCTGTACCATCCTCTCCTGCATATTGACCAGAACCATATACGGTATTGTTATTGATGTTGCATAAATTTGCTGAATCTGAATCAAACGAGAATCCTTTACCACCAACTCCTGCTGAGAAACAATCCAGTACTTGAAATTGTGTAAAAGTGCCAGTTCCAAGAACTACCAAACCGCCGGCTTTGTTCTGTCCGCCATTTGTAAAAAAGCACTTCTCAAATGATGCTACATACAACTCTGGCGAATCACCAAATACAACGCCACGCGCAGGGGTTCCAATGGCATAAGTAGACAAGAATGTGATACCATAGATCTTGGCGTTACTCATTCTGATGATTTGTGCAAGTTCAGTCAAAGTACTTGACACAATAGTTGTGGCGCCTGGTACGCCAATCAATTCAAGATTTTCGATGTCGATCAGTAATAACTCATCGATATTGAATTGGCCAGGTGGGACAAAAATTCGTCCTGAACCGCTGTTGAAAACTTCTTGAAATATCGGAGCATTGTCAACTGTCGGGTCATTTGGAATTGCACCAAAATCATCGACAATGTTACCAGATCCAGTGCCACCGGATGGAACTGTCACTTCAACATTGGTCGGAGCACCATAGATAAACGTGTTCGACTTGTTGCGAACAGTGATGGCATAATCACCTTCAACAAAGATATTGACAGGAGATCCTGCATTCGATGGAAGTCCACTCATCGTCTTGATGGGTTGAGAAAGTGGAATCGTTCCTGCAGCATCAGCAAAGACAGGAAGTTGATTCTGATCCAGTTCAGGATTCAGATTTGGTTTACCAATAAAGATGGAACCATTATCGAGAGCAGTTCCGTCAATATCTGGGAACCATGGAAAGATGAATTTTACCGCTTGCATTATAGTCTCTCCTTATCTGAAGACATATTACGTTCTACTTGGAGGGCGTTAATAATCCAACGCTCTTTGTTGGTCATTTCTGGTGGGTTTTTCAACGCCCTTGCAAACCTGATGAATGGTTTGCTAAGTGACAGTTTACGAGCAGCTAATTTATTATTGCCGGCGGCAGATGCTTTAACTGCTTCCATGAACTCAGGTGAAGCAATCAAAGTATCTGCTGCTTTGAGAACATTCGGTTTACCTTTTGTCAATGCTGAAGCAATACCAGCAGACAACCCAGCCCCTGGAAGTCCTGCTGATGTAGTAACTGCTTCAGCAGCAAGTCCACCAGCCGATCGTTTGGCAAGACTGTAGATGTTGCCCATCAGAGAATCCGCACTTTGGAACTCTTCTTTGATGGCCTGGATACGACCGGTTGCGATGCGTTCTTTGGATGCGGAACTAATTCCTTTTGACACCCGATAAAGATCAGAGAGCCTCTTTCTAGAACCGGCAGGGAGATTTGACATGACAGCAGCATGGGATTGCTTGTTACGCAAAAGACCTTCATACCAATTGGCGTACGCAGGAAAACTGATGTCACCATTCTTAGCAGATTTGCCAAATGCAGTAGAAATACCAGATGCAACAACATTTTGTCGCATATCTTCTGGAACAGACTGGATAAGTTTAACCAGTTTCTGAGAATCACCAGCAGGTAATGCCTTAACAGCAGCAGTCAGTTTTGGCGCAAATGAGTTGTCCATCTGTTTGCCAAACAGAGATACAAGATCATCTTCGATTCCTTTGCGCACTGCTACGGCCATCTGAGCTTCATTGAAAATGTCCTCGGCGCCATGTTGGGCAGCAACCAGTTTCTGATCTTTCTTTAACTCAGATTCAAGTTTCTTGATGAGACCAGAATCAGCATCTTTGAATGGACCAGCACCTTTGATACGGGCTGCGGTAAGGTCACGGCGGACATCATCAAGTAATGTGTAGGTTGGTTGTCTCATAGTTATAGGTTGTTTGAATACTTGTTCTGGTACGTCTGGCAAAAGTTGTGATAACTTAATCCTTTCCGCATCTGATGCATCTTTAGCTGCAGTTGATAAAATATCACGTCTTGGGTTGACGCCTACCAGATCGACAGTTATAATGTCACCTCCAGATTTAGTAGCGCCTTTTTCAATACTTGAAATCTTAAATCTTGCTCCACGTTGAACTAATGCTTCAAGTTCATCGGAATAATACCCGGTAGCTTTTATAGGTGCTATCGGGGCTCCTTCAGGTGCGTTTATCTTTATAATTGTGCCGCCGTCTCCTTCAGTTTCTTTGATGAATGCTGATTTTGGTGATAACGATGCAGATGTAAATGCGTCGTCTGTGAATTCTTCTCCCACTTTCAAATTTTTAATAAATTTTGTATCATTAACCCCGCGATACAAAGTTAAAGGTACTTTCGTTTTTGATTCAGCAAGTGTTTTTGTTAATGAGGCGACTCTATCCGCATTTTCAGCCAATTTCCAAGCCATAGCTCTTCCACCGCGCAAATCTCTTGAGAATTCGCTATTTTCTACAATTCCGTTAGTATTAAATTCATCCAATACTTTGGTAAAGTCTGAATGATCTGGCAATTGCTTATAGTTGGCGGTTAGATTAGGTTCACCACTCTTAGGAGAGAGTTTTTTCAAGATCATCCGCTCAGTAGGAGACAGATTCTCAGTACCACCCAAGTCATCAGCGCGCTGTTTGATAAATGTCAAGACATTATCGGCAGGAGCAGGTGCTTTTGCCGGAACCATTTCCCGCAACTGACTATATAACCCATTCGCCTTGGCCTCAAGTTCTTGTTGTGTAGATTGAAGAGCAGCTTTTGTATTCTTGCTGACCTGACTCAAATCATCAGTGCCGCCCAGTTGGGTAACAATGTCGTCAGCTTTTTTGGCGACGTTCTGAAGTCCTTCAAGTTCAACTGCTCTTGCCTGCGATCCTGGAACAGACTTGATGGCCTGAGACAACTCACGATATGCTTGGTTTGTTGTAACATGGTCAGGTTGTAGGTAATCCTCGATGCCAAGACGTTTGGCAGCATCAACGATCTTCTGATCTGGTGCGGCTTGTTGGGCAAGCGTTTCAACAGCTTTACCAGAACCCAAACCACCCTCTGCAGCAGTTTTCGCAGTTTGGGTAAGTTCTTGTGGGGCCATCGGAACAACAGGTTCTGGGATTACCGCAGCGGCAGGCGGAAGATTATCAGCTTGTTGCACCGCAGTTTCAGCCGCTTGAACAACTGGAGCAGCACCGCGACCCAAAGCAGTTTTTGCAGCATCTGTAATAGGTTTCGCAACTGCTTTTGCGCCTTGCATTGTAAGAGGAGCGGCAAAACCAAGAGTCCCAGCAGCAGCAACCTCACCAGGATTAAACTCACCACCAGCAGCAGCTTGGGTTGTTTCAATAATCGCTTGAGTACCGGCGGCACCAAGACCTTGCATGACAGGACCTTCCAATTTACCAGCTGGAGTAAACGCAATTGCTGTGCCAATAGCCCTTGGAATATCACTCGCCCTGAAACCAGGTTTGATAGCATATTCTTTGCCGTCAAGTGTAGATTTAACAATGTAGTTACCTTTTTCATCCTGTCTAACACCCATATCAGGATAGATTGATTTGAGTATCTTGACCGATTCGTCGGGGTTTGCCAAGAGCGTACCGGCGGCTGAGGCAAGACTCTTCTTGAATTCCTCCTTACTACCTAAGGTATCACCACTCAGTTGCCACTCTGGTAAAGCACCAATATCAGGTAAAGACTCCATTTCAGGAGTCATACGTTCGTGGCCAGTAACTGCTTCTTTGATTGCTCCAGTGGTATCCAGGTGCTCAGTATTTTGCAATTGAACGCCGGCGGGAAGTTTCACCAATCCATTTTTGACGTCATTTTCCAGATCTATTTTCTCCTGCCTGGTCATAACATTGTCAGCGGTATACGCGTCAACAACCTCCTTAGGAAGTTCTGGAACATCCGTGGGAATTTCTTGCTTGGTACCACCAATAGATGCACCTTGTGGCAACATGATCTTGCCATCTCTTACATCCGCTTCAAAATCTGCTTTCTCCTGATCATTCATCTGACCAGTGACGTATGCATCGTAGATTTGTTTGATTTGTGACGACGCTGCAGGTTGCGCCTTTCTTTCTGCCAATGCCTGGTCAAAAGTACTTTGTTCTTCAGGTGTTGCTGCAAGAGGATCTGGTTGTTCCCCTTGTGGGAGATTCGCCATAACCCTGGCCACATAGGATTTTGTCCGCGGACCCCAGTTGGATCTGTCTGTGCCGCCATGGTATTCAGCAACAGCAACAGCAGGATTTCCCTTGTTACGGTCAAGAGATTCCTTCAGTAACAATCCTGCCGCTTCAGCGGCATTTTCTGGTGAGAGATATGCGTCAACACCATACTTATCAAGGACTGCTTTGCGCGTCTCTGGGATAATCTGGAATGGCGTACGGGCACCTTTTTCTGATACCTGATCGTTATTAGACTTCTCGCCATGTTGAACAATAGTAGTCAGAAGACCTGGAGGAATACCAAGTTTCTGCTCCACAGCAGTGGACATCTTTGTCCATGACTCGTCCTTGTAATCATTTGGAATGCGTTCCATTATTGGCCTCCAACATGGCGCATATAACTACGACCTTGGACTTGTTTCAAGGCAGATTCTTGTGCAGCAGTATCTGCTTGCTGTTGAACAAACTGCTTGACGTAGTCAGTATACTTGGTTCCTGCGGGAACTTGAACACCATTGATTTCAATGTCAGACTTGGCATTGCCCAACGATCCGACGCTATTCACCCACTGGGATTTTGCGTCGTTGGCAGCAGCATCATATCGACTCAGTTTTGACATGCCACGAAGGAATGATGCCATTTCCTTAGGATCACCGGTTTCAGATGGGAAACCGGACATGGCAAGAGCAATATCTTTATCTGACGCAGCACCTGGTGGGAGCATTTTCGATACTTGAGATGAACGGATCCTGGCGTATTCTTGGCGAAGTGATGTCACAGCATTCTGGTTACCAGTTGCGCTTTTAAGTGCTTCGTATGCGCGACCTTTGAGACCCGCTGGAATTTCCATAGTCTCAAATTTAGTTGCCAGGTTGTCCATACTGTCAGCGGCAGCGGCAGCAGTTGTTGACGCAATAACAGAATCATTGATGATCTTCTTGGTATCGCCATCCAGTTTAGTGGCATTTTGGCCAAGTTCGTACAACTTCATCTTGATGTTGGATTTCAGAGTATCCTTGTCAAGACCGAGTCGATCTGCACGGTCGTTGATTAGACTTTCAGTGTTCTTGATGTCAGTCAACCCCTTCTGGTTTTCCAAAGCAAGTTTTGTATCGACATTACCTGCTTCAGCAACTTTGGTTTCTGCATCAGCGGCAGCAGAGATAATTTTGTAGGGTTGTTCTTCAGTAGCACGTTGCTCAGCACCAAGAGTCGAGAATGTAGAAGCGAATTTCTCAGGGCCCATAATTGATGAAAGCATGAGACCACTACTTGTCTTAGCTGCTTGCGGGTTCAGGCGAATGAATTCCGCCATATCTTCATTTGTCTTTGCGTCATTCTCACGACCGCTATTGCGTAAAGCTTCTGCCCGGTCAGTAAGAATTTTGATGGCGACGTCTGGTTTGTCATTCGTCAATGCCGCATGAACTTGAGTGAAGTTGTCAAGTTTAGATTGTTGGTGATCAGCATTCAACATATCCCAACTGGATTTGAAGTGGTCCGACATTTGCGGATATTTCAAGATCATGTTGGCATAATCAGAACCGGTAGCATTTTTGTTTGCAGCGAGTGCTCTAAGATCTTTCTGCATCTGGATTGCAGCTTGGCGTTGCGCTTCTTGTGCTTGTTGTTGCGCCTTAAGCGCAGAAATCTGAGCACCTGCCTGGACACCTTGAAGAGTAGACTCAAAAGGATCTTTTACGTCAACAGTATAATCGATAGGTTGCATTAGAATTTACTCCAGTCAGCTCCAGCCAATGTTCCGATTGCTTCTCCAGCAGCTGCCCAGTTATTCGCCTGAGCTTTACCACCTGCAAGAAGCGCGCCTGCCTGAGCAGCACCTTGTTGTTGCAAAAGTTGCGAGATCTGATTACCAGTTTCCATTCCTGCTTGCCCAGTCATGGCGGCAGAGTTCTGACCCATATTACTCAGACCAGCATATTTGGCATATTGAGAATCGATCAGTTGTGACAACATCTGAGGTCTAAATTGCGCCAATGCCGCCTGAGTATTACCGCCGCGCAATCCGCCAGTGGCTGAAGCATTCTGGCGTATAGCATTCTCACCTTGCTGGACAAGTGCATCCATCTGAGGACCTTCAGCAAGCTGGTTGATTGCACGTTCTTGTAATGTTTCACCGCCCAGACCAATGAGATTCAACTGTGCAGTCAAGGCGGTATTGCCGCCTTGCACATAAGGTTTCAGAAGTTTCTGAATGGCGTTGAATTGGCGCTTCTGTTCCGCTATAGCAGCAGCAGAAGATGCTTGTTGAGCATCAGCTGCATCACCGGCAGCACCAGCCTGTGCCTGCCCACTCATATAACTTCCAGCCAAACCCGCACCGGCTGCGATCGCTGCTCCCCAGGGCATATTAACCTCCTACCAAATTTGAACGAATTGAAAACATTTCCAGGGCTTTGTCACGGCATTCTTCGAATGTCAGTTTTGCATGGTCTTTAGTACCAGCCCCGGGGTGAACTTGCATAGAACATAATGACGCGAAATACATATCAAATGCAGCACAGTGTTCTGGAGTTTTAAGAATGCGGTGTAAATCCTGTTCATCAGACAACAATTTTGCACGCAAACTAGTCGCGACAGTTCTGATACAAATGATCATTGCAATTCTGTCTTCGTCAGTATTATTTTCAACCGAGTGGGGAATAGAATTGTCGAATTGATAAACTTCACCTTCCTGTGGATCAATGTCACCATCGGGAAAGCAGAATTTTGAACCAGGTTTGTTCTTCACTGGGATATAGAATTTGTCATAGAATTCTGCATGCCAACCAGAATCAGTATGAACTCCGACCCTTCCACCTGGAGGTAATTTTGTGATGAGAATACCACCAAGGTGTTCACCATTCACAAAACCCATGAGTTCAAATGCTATTTTGAAAACATCGGGTAATTTGGCGGAGATGGGGTACCAGACGGGGAAATGAGGATCATTGAACCCAGGTCCTCGATTCTTGGCATTATTGTAACGAACCCAGATGTCTGAAACTTCTGCATGCGGTCCGCTAAGGCGATCCGGGTAATCGTCGAATGACTCAGGATGTGATTCAAGGTAGGTTTTGAGATCCTCCACATTCACAACAAGTGGAATTTTCTCAAATGATTTTCCAGATTCCAACATAACACTCTCCTCGGTGAGGGAAATGGCCGCTGGAAACCAGATCTCAGCTATCACAAAGATCAACCTTGTGACAGGTCCGATATTACAGTGGCAAACAATGTGATGTACACTAGCTTTGGACAAATCCACCCATGCATGATGCTGTGATACTTGACGCGGCACCGGCCTTGGCTCTGATGGTTCCACCAACACCCAGGACAGGAATGTCAACATCGATAAAGTCATTGGCAGCAATCGATTTTTCTGGAAGGCAGACCGTACCGTCACCAACAGAACCGCCACTTGGAACTGCCCATACTTTCACAGTCACAGCACCGGCGGTGGTGTTGGAAAACCTGACTCGCGCATTTCTCAAAATGCTGGATGCCGGTGCAGGCACAGTATAGAGAATTTCAGCTGCTGCGTCATTAACAACATTGGGGTCAAACAGTGGCGCAAATGAAATTGTCATGATGGCATTCCTAAGTATGATTTAATTTCGTCTATCTGTTGTTGCAAACGAGTGATATTAGGAGATCGAGCTCCTAACAGTAATAACTCCAAGTTAACTATTGCCTTGTCTATATTGTCATTGTTGGGATTCACCAACATGCTGGCAATAAATTCTTCGAAGTTGATATTTATATCCGGTTGATCTTTGAAAGCTACTTGAAAGAGCAGTTCAAATGCACGGATCAACTTATGAGTTGGAAGAAATGACGCCAACTCATCACGCTTTGGAGGATTTTGCGCTAAATCAGACACTGAGCGGCTCCAATTCGGCTTCCAATCTTGCTACTGACATGTGCGAACCACTTGTGCCACCAAATTTCTGAATTCTCCAGTTTTCCATGAAACCTTGTTGAAACCACGCCACTCGAGAATCTCTGGAACCAATTTTGCCTGACGACGTGTCAAATCTCTGACTCCATGACATTCCGTCAAGTGAAAACTGAGTCCAGACAGTAGTATCTGCACCAACAACTGACCTACCTGGTAAAACTACCAATTCCAATGAGTGGAAAATAGCACCTTTGCTATTGTTGTAGACAATTTGTGTGCTGAAGTCCCATGAAATGGGTTCACCATAGTGGGTCGACACCTTGTCGTCCAAATAACCATGATTTTTCGTGATCGGATCTGCACAAAGCCATTTGTCATAGCAATAGACGTAATTTCTGGCGCGGTAAATGCCAGTTTCGCCCAATCCTGATGTCAAAACAAACCAACATGGCTCATCAAGTTCCTGCGTAGACGCAAGATCATAGACCAATGTTCTGTCTGGGAGATGAATGTAAACAAACTGATGACCTCTATCAATACGACTTTCCATGAGGATGGTCGATAAACTCTTCTCAGAGTATGTGAGCAAAATTTCATCAATTTCACGAGTAGAAATCTTGGCAGATGACCCCGCTTGCATGATATAAACTGCTGGAGGTTCATTGCGACCACTTCCAACGAACACGATAACATCACCGATGATGGTAGCGGCTCGATTTCCGATACAACCCTTCATGATTTGTGCGCCATCAACACGTTGGAATGGAAAGAAGTCACCACCTACGTTGTTGAAGACCTCAGTTGTGTAACGGTTTAGCGCATGAATCTCATTTCTGAGTTTCAGAATACGTTGAATCGGATCTGGGTCAATCTCAGAACTACCATACTTGAGAGGATTGACTGCGTATGGGTCGTTCAACTCAGTAACAACAAGAAATTCTCCATCAGTTGTCATGAAATAACCATCGACCCAGGTCATATCAAGGACTTTTCCAAGATCTGTATCAGTCACCTGAGTTACTTCAGACCCATCATAGTAGAATAACTTCTTGTTTGCGACAATCGCAAGTCTATCGAATGAATAACTGAATACAACCTGGTCGATTCCTGGTATATCACCAAGAATCTTAGGAACACCGGTTGCTGAAATGGAAACCAGACTAGTCCCCATTACTCGATAATAGATTCCATTCCAGTTTATCCCACCTCGATCGATTCCAGGACCTTCACCAAACTTGGTGAGACCGCTAGCTGGCCGCAAGTATCCTTTGGAAATACCCTGTTCTTTTGGAACAGGGACGTAGTTCCTAGGATATGAAGTCCTGAAATCTGACTTTTGGTCAGTGTAAATACCATTGAGAATTGGAATTTGCATAATTATGGGGTTCCTTGTTTCTCAATAGTATAGTAACCAACACCTATTGAATTATTGTCATCAACAGATCGTTGGCCAGTAATTGTCAATTCACCATTTACCAATCCAGAAATATCTCCTGTATACCCGAAAGCGCCATCGAGCCTTGATATAGTATTTCCTAACATGGAGAATATAGTTGATGCCCAGAAACCCCCGAGTGATTGGATTGAAACTACAGCTGTAGAAACTGGGTTTGGATCTGGATCAATGACAAATCCTGCGACAATCTCTCCATTTAACCGTATGCGGATAGTCACCTGGGATAAATTACCGCAAGAAAATACCGGTGATATTCTAACAAGCCCAAGATCACCTACAGCAATAGGTATTGTGCACATAATTGTCTCTTCAGTTCCAGCACTATCGGGGACAATACCACCATTAGTACCACTTTCATAAACAAACTGAGGGGTTGTCGGAATATTTGCTGCTGTAACATGGTCGGTAAGATACCAAGTCTTCATTACGGAGTCAAATCTATAACGAAGACTATCGCCTGCGTTCAAAGAAGTTGGAACGTTGGAAATATTGGCCCCATTCCCATTGATACTAAATGAAGTTATAGCGGTGGAACAAACAAGTAGCATTTCCTGGTTATGAAGACACGTACCAACAACTGGCATTGTTATGACACCAGTTCCTATATCAGTGGTTGGAGTCATAATTAACCAAATATTGATGCCTTGACTAATCAATGTCAAATTAAAATCAGCATCGGGTGAAACATACTGGGTGTTGAAACTAATAGAATCAGGAATCCCAAGAAGTGTTTTCATCAATTGCGCAAGTACGTTGATGGTAACACGACGAACATCAGTATTTGAACCTACCCATACAGGAATAAGATCACCTTGACTGATGGAGTTTTCTTTAGAAAGTCTGTTAACGGTGGTCATTTCTTTACTCCTTAGAGGGGTTGGATTGTATATGTCACGTCTTCTTCAGATGAAGTCTCTGTAATATCTTCCGCCTTATCGTAACTAAGGTCCAATGGCCCGTCGAAACCAGTTGTCACACCTTCTGGTTTGGGTTGGATAAAATTATCATATGTCCGTCTGAATCGATTCCCTGCACCGCGTGGAATACAAGACAACTGCATTGGTTGCGGCATTGAAAGAAACGACTCCAAAGCATCGAGAGACCGTTTTGCCGCAATCATGGTATTTGGTGATACCACTCTACCATAACTAGGCGCAAGATCGGCAGCCAAGTTTGTATAGATAGCTTTTCGCGCGGCATCTTGGACTTCAGTTTCTTCATCCAGGTCATAATTCGTTGGATTAGAGGAAATGGGGTACCCAATCCGTATCCCGCGGGCATTCCACTCTGCCATCATCGAATCTAATCGATTGGCCGCATCCTGGAATTGCGCAGGAGACAGATTGAATACATAGGACGCAAGACCCAATTCACCAAAGGCCTTGATTATGAAATCTCGCTTAGTCCAGCCCATTTCTCTGCTCCTTACTTGTTGCCAGCTTTATTGCCAGCGGCTTTCGCATCAGCGTCTGCTTTGGCTTTCGCATCAGCGTCTGCTTTGGCTTTCGCATCAGCGTCTGCTTTGGCTTTCGCATCAGCGTCTGCCTTTTCATCAGCAACCTTCTGTTTTGCTTCGGGAGTGGTGAGTCTCCAACCCTCAGCAATTTTTGCTTCAACATCTTTCCGCGGCACGACAATAAAATCAAATTTGTCACCGTGGATTTTGTGCGGGCCAGGATACTTATACAGCATCGTTGGCGTATCTTCAGTTCTCTTTCTCATGGGAATTTCCTCAATGATGGTCCTGGCGTCGACTACCCACCAGGACTAAGTTGCTTACGGCGGAGTTTGACCAAACAACATGATACCACTCATCTCAGGCTGCTTGTTGCAGACACCGAAGAAGGTATCAAGGCGATATTTGATCACCATGTCATCGATGTCGTAGAACTTCTGAAACACGATCTCGATACCTTGATCGGTAGAAGCCCGCATAACATCGGCGCCCGCATTTTGCGGAACCGCGTAACGACCTGGGAGAATTTCCATCGCATCTTTCTGCCAGAATGGATTGACAGAAGCGGCAACGACGTTCAACCAGGTGATGGCAGCACCATCTGCAGGAGTTGCTGTGACGTTCTGATACTGCAATTCAGCATCGGTCGCACCTTCAGCAGAGATGATCGGTGGGCTGATCATCACCGAACCGGTACCACCCGCACCAGAAACAATTCCGATGATCCGGAAAGTTTTCAATTGGCCGGTATCCTGCTTGGTGATGTGGTGCACTGCGTTCACACCAGCAATCGTAAAGCAGTCGCCCGCTTTAACGGTACCGGAGGTAACATCGATGTCGATAACCTGGTAACGGTTGTCGACATTCGAAATTTCACCAGTCGGTGCTTCGCTCGTCGCTTTAGGAACGTAGTACTGACCCGCTCCGTCAATCGTCACAGTGACACCTGCCGCTGCAGCCAGACGATTTGCATAATCCAGTTTGTAGGTTTCAAAACTGGAAATCAAACCGACATAGGCTTTCTCGTATGCAGTCAGAGCTTTGCCCTGCAAATAAGAGCGGTTTGCCAGGTTCGCAGCCATACCATTGTAATCACGGCTTGACAAAGCCAGATAACGTTGGAAGCCTTGAACACCCATTTCATTCATCATCGCATCGCACTCTGCGACATCGTCAAAACCCGACGCGGCAAGAGGACGAGAAACAACGAGTGTGCCCTGGTAAGCGGCAACATTCATGACGGCAACGTTGATGTCAGATGCCAGTTTTTGCTTGGCGGCTTCACCCAGGCGATTTTCCTGAAGTGCATCGCGCAGTTCAGTAGCAGTCATGGTCCACGGTACACACTTCTGGAAACCGAGTGTCGCAGGAACGGCCAACTGAGTGTAGTTCTTGAAGTTCGCAGTCATATCAGTGCCGTCGAAAGACTGGGCAATGTAAGGCTGCGGACGCCAAATCGTGTTGGCCGCGCGTTCCATTTCGGTACCGTCAGTGTTGAACACCGCGATATTGCGCGAGAGAATGCAACCATCCTGGAAACCTTGCAGGATGTCTTCAAACGCTACGCGTTCTTCTTTGTTAAACTTGTTCATGGATAATACTCCCAAAGACGAGTGTTATGTCTTTGCGTTCTGCTGCCGTTGCCGATTTTTATACGCGTTGACTTTCGTATAATCACCGGTGCGCTCAGCTTCGGCGCGAAGACGTTCGAGGTTTTGATCACCCGCACCTTGATTCACTTTACCCGTGTTACCACGGACTTTGCTTTCAGGAGGTGGGGCTTTTTTCGGTGCGATTTTCAATTGAGTCTCCAGTTTCGCCAGAGCGAAAGTAAAAAGGATGGGGTCTTTGATTTCAGACAACTCTTTGGCCCGTTTGGGATTTTTTCCGAGAGCGTACATCAAAACAGCAGAGTTCTCAGCACCTTGCAAGATGATACCTTGCTGGGTAACTGAAAACAGATCCTTGACAACTGATTCTGCCTCCTCATAATCCTTGACCTTTAACTTCGTGGCCAATGAACTATGATTGTCCAGTTTCTTCTGCCAAGCATCTTTCTGAGCTTTTTCTGATGCAGCACGTTCTACCTCAGCCGCTTCGATTTCACGTTTGCGTGCATACCAAGCATCGAGGTCTTTCTCGTACTTTTCCGTATCATAGTCGTAATCTTCAAGCGCTGGCTTTTTACCCAAGTCAGTGGGTTGTTTCACCACTGCTGGAGTAACTGCTGCCAACTTTCTTTCCAATTCACGATTCTGACGTGCAAGAACACGATTCTGCTCACGCACTTCCTTTACCCATGGTGGGGCTTCATTATCATCTTCATCTTGAGGTGGCGCTTCCTCACCGATAAGAACAACAACTGATTCATCGTCGCCAGTTTCTGCGATGATATTTCCATCGGCATCAAGGCGATTACCGTCTTGATCCAATGTCTCATCACCTTGGTTATCCAGATTTTCCTGGTTGTCCAAGTTTTCCTGGTTGTCGACTTCTACAGTTCCGTCTTGATCGTCTACCGTTTTGACCTTACTCATACCTTATTACCTCTTATGTCTCACTCACTGGGAGCGGTTGAGTGGGGACCGCTTGTTGCTCGTTAAATGTCTGGCCCAATTGATCAACCAACTGGATGACATGATTCTGTTCGTCGATACTGATTCTTGACAATTTTTCTGCAGCACTGGCCTCGGCATCTTTCGCTTGGGCCAGAGATTTAATGGAATCGGCAGTTGCTTTAGAAGCATCGGCAGTTGCTTTCTCAGCAGACGCCAACAAGAATTGAGTGTTAGCATCAGGTGGTTGACTTGCTGCTGCTTGAGCAGCTTGTTGCATTTGCAATGCTTCTTCTTTAGTAGGTTTGACCACGCCCATTTTCAAGAGTTTGTTGCGGAAGAATTCACGCACTTCACTAATGCCCTCACCTTCCATGTTCATCATGGCCATTGCGCCAAGTACTTGGAGTGTTTCAGGATCTTGTGAGATTTGCATCATCTGTGTCAATGCGCGTACTGTTGAATTGCGACGTGACATAGATGATGGACCAACCTCAACTGCAACGTCAAACTTGGCTTGGGACAAATCATTCTCGTATTCATATTCGCCATTCTGTTCGTTGATGATTGGGCGAAGTAGTTCAATTGAATCTGTTTCACCCTGCTCATTGATAACTTTCATCTTGCGGCCTTTGTCCACAAGAATATCTTTCGCCATGCTCAACCAGATCTCGCCAGAGCGTTTAATGGCCTTCGCCATATTGCTCATGTAGATGAATGTCTGCATGTCAAGACGTGACTGGATCAACTCAACAGCAATGCCCGATACATTCGGATTCACTTCGTTTGCAGATTGACTAGTACCCAGGATGTCTTGCATATCCTGTTCAGTCACTTGGAGTAATGCTCCCATTGCAGGCGGAATGTTAGCAACTTTGGTATAAGCGATAGGACCAATGGTTACGGCGTTATTGTTGGCATCTGTTACTGGGTTTACCAACAAATACGGGTAATTCTCAATGTTGTCTTGAGACCACATCAAGGTGTGCGACTTCATTTGCTCAGGAGTAAAGATCGGTTTCTCTACAGAAGACAATGCTGCAAATTCACCGAGTTTAGACAGTTGCATATTCTTCAAGCGTTGGGCATCTTTGGCCAGACGTACGTGACCCATGCAACGTTCAACACCATCGACTACCCAACGCTTACCGAAGTTGGGAACAATGGGGATGCAACGACCTGCAATGATACCGCAGTCCTCTAAGATTCCACCACCTGACATCAGATATTTGTGGACAACTTTCTTCTTGACCTTCTTCTGACGAATTTCTTTGAAACCAGTCGCCGCAAGCATCTCCTCGAGTTCAGGATCGTCTTCCAGTTCTTCACTAGACACCTTCCTTTCCTGGTCGTCAAGTCCACGATATACATGAATAGTGTATGACTTTTCCTCAATCACGTAATATTCGGCGACATACACATAGTCATTTGGCCGGTACCACACGTCAAAGTACGACAGGTCAACGGTATGCGGCCATGAATTCGGGTCGTCACCGTATTCATCCATATAGGCTTCAGGTGTCATTGGGGTAAGTACCCAACAACGTTTGGCGTCAGCCTTGTCCTGGCGCTTGGCGTCGAGATTGAAGTACACACAACTATCAGCATCGAAGATGGGTTCAATGCGGATCCGTTGATACTCGTTGTCTTCGTCTTCATCATCTTCGTATTCACAACGAAGACGCCACGCTCCTATGCCACCTGATGCACCTTCTTCAAACGCATTGTCGTATGCTTCCTCAGCAGATGAATCTTGTTCGTCAGCACGGTACAAACCATTGCACGCATCGGCCAAAGCATCTGCATTAGTACCATCTTTGGGGATGAACTTGACAGTAATGCGGTTGTTGCGGTATTCATTGATGATCTTGATGATGGCTAAATGGACCTTATTCACCTCGAACTTAGGTTTGTTAGCGAACTGAAGTCCAAGGTCTCCTTCCCATTGTGCACCAGCAATGGAATAGAATCGACGATCAGACAAGCATTCAAGGCGCTCAGACCGTTGGGCCGATTGCACACGATCGAACTCGATAAGTGCGTCTCGGTGAACTTTAGCCCAACGTTCTTCTTTTGACATTGCCATGATCATCGATTCCTGTTGAAATGGTGAGCAGAAGCCAATGGTTCAACCTTAACTTCTTCTTTCTTAGTTGTGATGGGCCACTCGTAATCGACGAGGTACCCGATTGCTGTAGTGATGTGCTGATATTCTGAATCTTCTTCTAAGAACGTTGATCCTTTCTTGATTTGTACTGTCGCCAATCCTTTATGTGAATAAGGGCATTTGATGATGTTGACATACAATGTGCGATGACCTGCGGCATTAGCGATCTTGGCGCGTACCGCATTCTGGCGATCACGAATAGCTGGTGCCGCGTTCTTGACTTTGCGCGTCACTGTCCATTGGTTTGCACGCAATACATCTTCAATCTCAGTGTAATCAGATGCATGACCATGCTTCTCACCTGCTCGTCCAGCAGGGTCGCCGTATATGATGACGTTCTTGTTTTTGTGGTTCTTGAATCGTTCAACGAACTCCACTGCTGTTTGGCGTGCCACTGCTGAGGTCAATATGATCTCATCAAGAATGTAGAGTGAATCCTTGCGACGCACACAGATGGCACTAGACATTGGCGTGTAGTTGAAGTCATGGCACCAGAGGATTTGCTCATGTGGTTCCAATGAATCAGAGCAAGCATTGAGCGCAGTGGAATAGTCTTCATACACTCTGCCCGATGCAGTTTCGAATGATGCTTCATATTCCTGTCTGAACTGCCTCAATGACATACGGCGACGAGCAGCATCAATGGTGTCTTGTGGAAGAATATCTGCTGAGCACCATGTGTACAACTTCCAATCCGGATCTTGTCCGGACCTGGCGTATTCCGCCATGTCGTAATAATGGTTGAGACCATCAGGAACACCGATGAGCCAACACCATGCACGATAACCTGGGTTGGTGGGATCGAATGTATCCAATGCTGGGCTGATGTTCTCCTGCCACGCATTCTCTTTGGTGTCTGCTATTTCATCAATGATACCTCCGATCCACAACACACCTTCCATGCGTTGTGGTTGATCGAGACCAATGAGACTGATGGTCGAACCATTGGGAAACTTAATGATCAGTTCAGATTCAGACGGTGCATCAGGAAGGATGGAGCAGAATGATAACTTCTTCAAATCATTCCAATAAATGCGTTTCACTTGGTCGCGAGTAGGTGCGGCAACGAAGTAAGGACCTGGGACCCTCATTGCTTCGCGTACAACAAAACGCTTGGCACGTTCTGTCTTGCCTGAACGGCGACCAGCGGGGACGACTTTGAATCGTACGTTGTCATTGATCAAAGCGAGTTGAGTCGGGTGTTCCTTAAGCGGATACCATCGTGCCAGGTCCGCTTCGTATGGATCAAGCTTTCTCAAAGCCGCATTCATACCGGTAATCTCTCGGCAAGTTTCGCCATGGTCGTAACAATATCTTTCGGGTCAAGGTTTCCAAGATTTACTTGTTGAGCAGCAAGACGCGGTGCATAGAATGGAGCAGCTGCTTTTGCTGCATCCACTCTCATGGCGAAGTCCGCATAATGAATACGCTCAACAAGTTCCTGTATTTCATGACCATCCTCATCACGAATAACGTTACCCTTCTTGTCGCGTTTTGAAACCCACACCTTGTGAACAATGGGCTCTCCTCTTGCGATGTCTAAAAGGATCTCGTGTGGAAGCTTTCCTGACATTGATGCAATATCAATTGCCATTTGTTTCACATGTGAAGTACCTCGACCTCGTCTTGTTCCAGCAGTGATTGTGGATCCTTGCTGCTTTGGGCGAGTCTTCTTCACATTGTGATCAGGCTTTTCACACTTTGCCACGCGGTTCGTTTCCTGAAGGGAATGTGGTATCCGAAATAACTATGGCGAACCCTAAATAGATATATTCTAAATGTACACATTTGGGAGGAAAATAATTATAACGGCATGTGATCACATTCCGCTACAGATTTTCGTCTACTACTCTTTCCTCTATTCTCTAGTAAGGCTTTAGTATACTAAATAAATATATATATAGTATAGTAAGAGAAGGGTAGAGAATAGAGGAATCTGTATTTTCCGATATTCTGTAGCGACCCAAGTGCAATGTGATTAGATCAAATCACCTTGTGAATCAATAACTTAGGCCACATTTAGAGGATCTCACATGTCTGAGTTCGGAGAACGTCAAGCATTGATTAAAGCATTTCATGCAATTGTAAGCGAAGTGCCAAGACGCAAAAGAATTATCCATACAGACCAAATCAAGTTGCTGCAAGAGTATTTGGGCGATACTGAAGATGTGATTTCCAACCAACAAGGAAAACATTGGGGTAAGAAGATAAGTCGCAAACTGACTTGTCGCGTCTCTATAAGAGACGGAGAATCATGGGACGCAACATATGCAGAAGCAGCAAGGTTCGTCAATCGGAAAGAGGGGTATATCCGTCACACACTTCAAGTCAGGGATGAAATGCCATTCAAGATCGAAGACAAGATTGTCACTATTACACGGGTCGGTCGTGTGAAATATTAACCGTTTACAAACAGAAATCACGGAATTAGTATTCGTCTCGTTAGCCCCAGGGTCTTCGCCGCCCGAAAGCGCCGTTCGTTACTGCCATGTTTCAGACGGCCATGCGCGAAACCCCTCAGCAAGGTATGACCCTGGGGCCAACCACTTTTGGCTGAGCAAATAGTGGAATGCTGAGGGTGAAGAAATTCGCGCATAAATTATAGGGTGGTGTTGTGGCTAGGAAAAAGAAATCCAGATCAATTGATCAGAAAACATTGTCTCTCGCAACTGCTAAACTTGAATCGTCAGGTTTAGATATGGATGATGCAGAGATATTAGGCATTGAATGCCTCGATGGTTTATCTACTGCTAATCTCCATACTTCATTCAAACAATTGTGCTCATTGAAACTCAACTATTTCGGGCATGATGGTTTACCACTTACAGACTGGCCTGGTGGTGATCCATTCTATCGCCTCCGCTATCTTGAAATCGCAACAGACTTCTCAGCACAGACAGACAAGAAAGTTTTGCGTTATGTGCAAGCGCCTGGTACTGCCCCGGTTGCTTTTTTCCCGCGGAATCAAGATTGGTCATTGCTCCAAGATCCGAGTCAACCGCTTATACTGACTGAAGGTGAGTTGAAAGCAGCGAAAGCTTGCAAAGAAGGTTTCCCCACTATCGGCCTTGGTGGTGTGTACAACTGGCGTAGTTACAAGTTGGGGTTATCCTGGTTGCCGAGTCTCGACGGTATTGTCTGGTTGCGTCGGAATGTCTATATCTGCTTTGACAGTGACTATCGCACGAATACAATGGTCTGTGCCGCATTAAAAGCATTGGCAGATGAGTTACATCAGCAGGGTGCTTTTGTTCATCTGGTTTGCCTGCCTAGTCTTGAGAACCTTGATAAAGTAGGACTGGATGACTATCTCGTCTATGAAGGGGCGAACGCAGCAGAACGTTTTCTTGAACTGCTTCATGAGGCTGAACCGCTTGGATTGACGAAACCATTGTGGGGCTTCAATGACAAGTATGTGTACGTACAAAATCCTGGTTTGATCGTTGACCAAGAAACAGCGTTCAAAGTATCTCCATCAGCATTCAAAGAACATCTTGAATGCGCACAAATCTACCAGGAAAGACAATTGAAATCTGACGGTAGTGTCTCGTATAAAGGTGTCTCTGCAGCAACTGCTTGGCTCAAATGGCCATTGCGCAAAGAAGCATCAAAACTGACCTATTCACCTGGTCGTGAGAAGTTTATTGAAGAAGGTCGGACAATGTTGAACATTTGGCCAGGTTGGGGTGTTGAACCGAAGAAAGGAGATGTGTCGCCATTCCTTGAACTTGTTGACCATTTGTTTACTGGTGCAGAACCTGCGGCGAAAGAATGGTTCTTGCGTTGGTGTGCGTATCCGCTGCAATATCCTGGTGTGAAGATGTTCAGCTCAGTAGTACTGCACGGTATACGCCATGGCACAGGGAAATCTTTGATCGGTTATACATTGGCTAGGATATATGGCAAAAACTTCACTGAGATCAGTCAGAATGACTTGCACAATTCGTTTAATGAGTGGGCTGAAGGTAAACAGTTTGTACTAGGTGACGATGTAACAGGATCAAATAAAAGGGCTGAAGCAGACTTCTTGAAGAAGTTGATCACTCAACGTGAGTTGCGTGTGAACCCGAAATATATTCCGTCATATACAGTACCTGATTGCATCAATTATTACTTTACAGCTAACGGGCCGGACAGTTTCTTTCTTGAAGATGATGACCGTCGAATGTTCATCCAGGAGGTGCAAGTTGGTCCTTTACCTGAGAGTTTTTATGTGGATTATGACTTATGGTTGGATACTGAAGGGGGACCTGCTGTATTTCATTACTTATTGTCCCTTGATTTGGGTGATTTCAATCCTGCTGCGCCAGCCTTCAAGACAACAGCAAAAGCCAGGATGATTGCAAATGTGCAATCAGATCTTGGTGGTTGGGTCAGAGATTTGTTAGCAACTCCAGACCAGATCCTCAAACTGGGTGAGATACCACTCACACAAGATCTCTTCATGTCAAAAGAATTATTGAATCTCTATGACCCAGTAGGTAAGACAGGAACAACGGCCAACGGACTTGGTCGTGAGTTAGCAAGAGCAGGGGTCAGACAAGTGTGCCATGGAAATCCTGTGAGATTGTCAGATGGTTCACAAGGTCGGTACTATATTGTGAGGAATCTCGACAAGTGGGTTAATGCTCAACCACAATGTGTTGTAGAACATCTTGAAAAAGGTTCGAAGAAAACCAAGAAAAAAGACAAATATTAAGAAATCACCTATTTACAAAGGAAATTTCTTTTAATAAGATTTGAATTCCGGAATAATCCGGTTTCACAAACTTGTTGAGGAATGTCCCATGAGTAAGTTGCTTGCTGATCCGAAAGTTGCCGCACTGGTCGAGAAAGAACGTGCCGCTGCAGTCAAGGCCGAACGCAAACGTGCCCTGGAAGTGGTGAAGTCTGTTGATGTAAAAAGCATCGAAGACAAAGCTTCTGCCAAAGCCGTGAAAGCTGTACTGGCTGAAGTTGCTGCAGAAATCAAAGCGGCTTGATTGCCAAATGCAATTAACGATAAAAGGACCTCTTAAAACCAGGTCCTTTTTCTTTTTCCCTTCTCTGGAGAATTCGATTATGCGCTGTTATACAGTGAAAGCAAATGGCGATACTACATACGTAGCGACTCAAGGTGATTGTCGCCGATTGAAACAAGACTTGATTTCTGCCGGTGTTCCTAAAAAGCAAATCATTATCAGTGAGGTTGAAGTACCTCTTGCAAAAGCTGAGTTGATCAACTATCTCAATAACCTGGTTGAAGAATCTCGCGCAGCTGGTATTGATGAAGGTAAGAATGAAGGTTAATCCATACCAAACAGAATTGGTCATGGTACCAGGTCTGTTTGGAATTCCAATGTTCCTAGAGATTCCTATTATGTCAGACACCCAACCCGCTGAAGAATTGAACCATCCACTTTTTGCCGTTTTACTCGCCGCCATTACACAAGCAATGTATGGCAAAGGCCAACGTCATGGCGGTGCATCTACTCCTTTCCTTGAACAACCGTGGCGTCATTATGCAGATCTCCATGGCCGTGGTTTCTTGACTGGACAAGCCGCAAAGAAACTGGAAGAAGCAGCATCAACAAAGAATGGTGAGGCGTTCATCCAAGAATTACGTGGTGCGATCGTGTATTGTGGTATGGCAATCTTGTATGAGCAGAATGACGCTAAACAACCAGAAACTTGCGGCAAAGTTGCTCAACCAGAAGTAGTTAAAGCACAACAAGATTATAACAGACAACTTTCAGATCTTCTTAGTGAAGAATTCGTTGAAAGTATCCAGATTGTAGATTCAAAAACTTCACAACCGAAATTAAACCAACGTCAGTTTCAGGCCATTAAGCAGATTGTCAATCATCCTGACTGGATATTTGAAGTTGCCCCTAAGAATCATGATTGGGAATATCAAGGGTTTAGTAATATCAACCAGCACCATATATATATTTGTCGCGATTGTAAGGTGACTGATTACAGAATGCGCCAACAAGAACGACCTGAAAGTAATAACATTTGCCATTCGTTGAGAGAAGACTAATGAAACTAGATCAAGCGTTTAAAATCATTGGTGTTACTAAAGAAACATCTCTGAAAGATTGCAAAGCGGCTTATCGTCGTCTTTGTATGGAACACCATCCTGATCGCGGTGGTTCTCATGACAAGTTTTTTGAAATCCAGACTTCATATAAAAAAGTTCTGGAATATGTCAAACAACCCGTCATCTGCGAGGTTTGCACCGGTACTGGCCACATTTCAAAAATGAGTGGGTTCAATACTGTGAAAACTCCCTGTGGATTTTGTAACGGGTCTGGAAAAATCGAATCATGATTGCTTTGTTGGTTGCCGGTCCTTCAATCATACATACAGTTTCTTATTACTTAGGAGATAGTCCAATGAAACCTTTCGCTGGAGTTTCAAAACCACTTCTTGCCGCAACAGTCAAAGATCCTTCAAAGTTGCGGTTCCCACTTCTTGCCTCACCAAAACTCGATGGTGTGCGTGCGTTGGTTATAGATGGGGAAGTCTATAGTCGTTCATTCAAACTGATCCCAAATCTCCATGTGCAGAAACTTTTTGGCAAACCTCAATATAACGGGTTTGATGGTGAGTTGATTATCGGTTCTCCCCATGCTCAAGATGTCTTCCATAAAACAATGAGCGGTGTAATGTCAGTAGACGGAGAACCAGATGCAAAGTTCCATGTGTTTGACGATTTTCTTTTTCTCGGTGTTTTCCAACAGCGTCTTGAATCGGTATCTAAACGATCTCGTGGAATAGGCGATATATTTCCTGTTGGTCATTGGAGTATGTCTTCACAGGAAGATATTGATACATTCGAACAAACTGTTTTGGCGCAAGGTTACGAAGGTGTGATGCTTCGTGATCCTCTTGGCCATTATAAAGAAGGAAGATCTACCGAGAAGGAGCAGATTCTTCTGAAGGTGAAACGATTTGTGGATGCTGAAGCTGTAATAGTGGGTTTCACAGAAGCAATGCACAATACCAATGAAGCCCAGGTCAATGAGTTAGGTACCAAAGAACGAAGCCACAAAAAAGAAGGTATGGTTGGAAAGAATATGTTAGGTTCAATCAAAGTTGTGACCAAAGAAGGTGTGGACTTTGAGATTGGTACGGGTTTCACAGAAGCACAACGTATCGAGTTCTGGAAAGACCGCAAAAACCTTCTTGGTAAACTTGTGAAATACCGTAGTCAGGAAATAGGTGTGAAAGATCGACCACGTTTTCCCGTCTTTCACGGTTTCAGAGATAAAATCGATTTGTAAATAATTGTTTACATCACATCGAAAACCGCTCTACTATTTACTTGTCAACTTGCTGAGGAGCATATCACATGGCCACGAAACCACCTGTCTTCAAAATTCCGAAATCAATTGGCGCTTGTGCAGACAAACTGTATGAGACTCGCCAACGTCGTCTTGAGATGCAGAAAGAAATCGATACCCTTTCTGCACAAGAAACTCAACTCAAGAACTATATCATTGACACGCTTCCAAAATCAGATGCTTCTGGTGTTGCTGGTAAATTGTGTCGTGTATCGGTTGTCACCAAGAAAGTTCCACAAGTGAAAGATTGGGATGCCTTTTACAAACACATCAAGAAATCTGGTGAATTTGAATTGCTTAGCCGCAGTATCGGCAAAGCCGCCATTGAAGAACGTTGGGAAGCAGGTAAAAAAATTCCAGGTGTTGAGTCTTTCGATGTCACCACAGTTTCTATGAACAAGGTGTGACCATGTCCCAGAATGACATCGAAGTAAAGGCAACTCAAGAACTCATTCGTCGTCTTTGGGGAATGCAGGGTTACCTGAACAAGAATATTTTTCAAGAACCTGAAACGGCGAATTCAAAAGATCGTCTGATTGGACAGGTTGAAGACGTTTTGAAAATCCTCAAAGAAAATCCTGAAAGTGTGGCAACTCTCGTCCTTTCAGTCGGTATTAACTGCGAAGGTGGTTTGAAGTCAATGGGGATTGTCACAGGTAATTCTCCAGGCATTGCTGCATCGTATCTCTTGATAAGAGACCATGGAATTTTGTGCATGGAAGAACTTGCCCCAGCTTTGATGGAAATGTCTTTGATGGTAGATCTTCAGAAAGGTGATGATGAATCATTACATTAAGAATCTTGTCTGGTGCGGCAGGCAGATGGAATATTGAACCGCTCGTACTCGTAACTAGAGGTAAGTATCATGGTAGCTAAGTCGAAAGTATCCAAATCCAAAGCACTTGTAGCGTGGGATGAAGAACTGGCAAAACATGCGGATGTCGCTTCAGCAATGGAAGCAAATGCTGGTGGTGGTCAATTCTTTGGTCTTCGTGGTGGTCAACTCACCTGGCAAGAAGCACCGTTGAAAGACAACCAGATGGCGGTGATCATTCTGGATTCTATTCTGGAAACTGTGTATTACGAAGGTGCGTACAATCCTGACGTACCACAAAGTCCGGTTGCATTTGCCTTCGGTCGTGATGAAAAATCCATGCGTTGGCATGAGAATTCTGCACCTGAGTTTGCTGGTCAGTTGTGCAGTGAGTCAGATGTTTGCCAATGGGGTTCTGCTGATGTCGGTCGTGGTAAAGCAGCACGCGAAACTCGTCGTCTGGGTATGATCCCTGCAGGCCAATTTACACGTGACGGCAAATTCGAAATGATTGAAGACCTGGAACATTATGAATCGGCTACTGTCGGTTTCATGAAACTTCCGGTGACATCAGTCAAAGGTTTCGCAAGTTTCGTCAAGCAAATCTCAGAAACTCTGCGTCGTCCACCGTTCGGTATTGTTGCCAAGGTGAAGGTTGTGCCTGATCCGAAATCTCAGTTCCGCGTATTGTTTGAACCCATCATGAATGTGCCTGATGAACTTCTGGAAGTGGTATTGAAGCGCCACAAAGAAGTTGCTGCCATGATTGATTTCCCATATCAGCCGATGGAAGAAGAACAAGCGCCGCCACCTCGTCGCGGTGCGCAACGTCCTGCACCATCTCGTGCTGCGGCAAAACCAGGTAAAGCCGCTCCTGTGAAACGCGGTCGTTACTAAAGAGTTTGGGGACTTCGGTCCCCATCTCCTCACTGGAGATGTTATGAAAAACAATGTCACAATTGCTCTCGATAGTTGGGTTGAGTTGAATCTGTATTTGGTGGATGCTACTGAGGATGATTGTAAAGATTTAATCGAAAAGGAAAAGAGTGGAAAAAATCGCCCAACATTTCTACGGCGTATACATAGTCGTCTGAATCGAGTCCGCGCAGAGCGCGAAAGAAAAGAATTGGTGAAACCATGATCGCACAAGTCCCCAAACCTGTAACAGTTGACTTTGAAACACTGGGTATTGCAGGACGTCCTGATTATCCACCTGTTCCGGTTGGTGTTTCTATTAAATACTCTGGCAAAAAAGCCAAGTATTACGGTTGGGGTCATCCCACTGGAAACAACTGTTGTATAAGTGAGGCCATTGAGGCCTTGAAAAAGGCTTGGGACCATAAAGCTGGTTTGTTATTTCAAAATGGTAAATTTGATATTGACGTAGCGGACGTCCATCTGGATTTACCCATCCCGCATTGGTCAAAAATTCATGACACAATGTTTCTTCTTTTCTTGGATGATCCGCACCAAACTGAACTTAGTTTGAAACCTTCTGCAGAACGGTTATTGGGAATGCCTCCAGAAGAACAAGATATTGTAGGTAACTGGCTTGTAGAAAATCAACCGATTCCTGGGGTCAAGATCAGTTCTTCAAAAGGTTCTGAGCATTATTATGGTCGGTATCTGGCCTATGCACCTGGTGATATTGTCGGTAAATATGCCGATGGTGATACCAACCGTACGGAACTGCTATTCCAGATGCTCTATCGTAAGACTGGTGATCGTGAAATGATCCGTGCATACGATCGTGAACGTGAATTGATGCCCATTCTTTTAGGTATGGAGCGTCAAGGATTACCTGTCGATCTCCCACGACTTCGCAAAGATGTGTCTACATACAACGAATGGCGAGACAAGATCAATGCGTGGGTAATCAAAACCATCAAAGCGTCGGCAGACATTAACCTCGATTCAGGTGCACAGTTGGTTGATGCGATGATTGCTGCTGGAAAAGCTGATCCTGATTTGATGCCAAAAACCCCTACTGGAAAATTCCAGACAAACAAAGAAGCTTTACTACTTGGTGTTACTGATAAAGTATTGCTTGCTGTTCTGAAATACCGCACGCAGTTGAATACGTGTTTGAACACATTCATGCAACCATGGTTGCGAGTGGCTGAGTTGTCAGGTGGTTTGATTTTCACTACTTGGAATCAGACCAAGATGCCATCAGGCAAAGATAATGTAGGAACACGAACTGGTCGTCTGTCAAGTACACCAAACTTCCAGAACATTCCTAAAGAATTCAATGCGATCTTTTATCATGAGGACCCAAAGGCAAAAGTGAAGTTGCCAAAATCACCTTTCAAAGATTTACCATCTTTGCCGTTGATCAGATCTTATATCACCCCATTCAAGGGTGAGGTGTTGATTGACCGAGATTACTCTCAACAAGAACCCAGGATCTTGGCACACTTTGATGGTGGTGCTTTGATGGATACCTATATCGAAAATCCATGGGTTGATTTCCACGATTATGCAAAGGCAGAACTCGAGAAAATGGGTAAGTTTTATGATCGTAAACCAGTCAAGAACACCAATCTCGGTCTGATTTATGGAATGGGCGTAGGCAAACTAGCTGAACGTAATGGAATGTCTGTAGCAGAATCTGGTGAGTTGAAGAAAGCGATTATGCAACTTTACCCAGGGTTGAAAGCAATGTACCAGGATATGAAGGTGCGCGCTAAAAACAACCAACCAATACGGACGTGGGGAGGCCGAGAATACTATTGTGAAAAACCCAAAATTATCGACGGCCGACTGCAGGAGTTCGATTACAAGTTGGTCAATGTGTTGATTCAAGGTAGTGCAGCAGATTGTACAAAAGAAGCGATCATCAGATTCCACAATGTCAAGAAACCAGAGTGGAAGATCTTGTTGAATGTACATGATCAGATCACCGCATCGGTTCCTGTTAAGGATATGAAAATCGCCATGGAAGTATTGCGTGAACAAATGGAGTCAGTTGAGTTTGATGTCCCCATCTTGAGTGAAGGTGCAATATCCAGAACTACATGGGAAGATCTCCAAGATTACGACAAGAAGGGTAAAATACTATGAAAACCAAAACAATTACCTCGTGGTCATATAGTCGCTATAGTGACTACAAACAATGCCCGTTCAAGGCAAAGTTGAAACACGTGGACAAACTCAAAGAGCCACCAAATGAGGCGATGGCGCGTGGTGCTCAGATCCATAATCTTGCTGAGGATTATCTCAAAGGCAAGATCAAAACATTACCAAAAGAACTGAAAGCATTTGCTGACGAGTTCAAGAAATTGCGGAAGCAATATAAGAAATCTATCAATGGTATGGTGGTTGAAGATAATTGGGCGTTCACCAAAACATGGGATGAAACCCAATGGAATAACTGGACCCATTGCTGGGTTCGGATTAAACTCGATTGCGCCCATCATGAAGACGATATTACCTTGATCATCACTGATTGGAAGACGGGCAAATACCGCGAAGACCAGAATGATGATTATCTCGAACAGTTGGAGCTTTATGCTCTTGCTGCGTTTCTTCTTCATGACCATATCGAGATTGTGAAGCCGCGTCTTGTTTACCTGGACGTCAACACAATTTACCCACCACCTGAAGTTACTATTGAATTCACTCGTAAGGATATTCCCGCACTCAAGAAGAAGTGGGAAAAGCGTGTGAAGCCAATGTTGACCGATACGATCTTTGCTCCAAAACCGAACCGGTTCTGCAACTGGTGTCATTTCAGAAAAGCCAACGCCGCTAATGGTGGCGGGCAGTGTAAATTCTAACCAGGAGAAATGCCATGAAGAAGATGTTGCTTTTATCATTGTTCCTATCTGTTCAGATTAACTCATGGACAGACTTCAAATGCTTGAATGAGTGTACCGCTAAAGGTTACTCGTATGGTTATTGCAGAAAACAATGTGATTACTGATATGAAGATTCCTCAGTGGTATTCACCAGAAACGCAAATGAGTCAAATAGGTAAACATCATTGGAGTGTAGCCAGGTTGTTCACCCTATCTAAGGATCTTCCAGTGATGGAAGTTCCACTTGACCATTTGAATGTTTACAAAACCTATAGCGAGTTGACACTTCGCGAAATGGTTATGCATATGAAAGCAGTAATGGACGCTGATTTAAGCAAACCCATTATCCTCGATGAAGATGGTGAAATAATGGATGGGCGCCATCGGATTATGAAGGCGATGTTTACTGGATGTGCTACTATCAAAGCAGTCAAGTTCCAACAAAATCCAGCACCATGTAGAGTAGATGACTAATGTGCGGAATACCAGGTTGCGGTGTTAACAATTGTCCTCATGAGTTAATCAATGAGGCATGTCCATTCTGCAAAGAACCTTTGGTTATTGTAAAGACCACAGGTTTTGTATTTTGCTCTAATCACAGCATGGTCTGTGATTACGAAAGAGGATTTACGGGTTGCACTACCGCTGAGAGTGCGAGGAAATAGAGATGAAAGCATTGATTATTGCAATGGTATGTCATGAAGTGAATCGTGCATATTGCGAAGCACTTGGTGATACTTCTCAACCACCGTGGGATGAAGCACCTGAATGGCAGAAAAATTCTGCTTTGTTGGGTGTAAATCTTCATACCCACAATAATGTTGGTCCTGAAGCATCTCATGAAAGTTGGATGAATCAGAAACTTGCAGAAGGTTGGGTGTACGGTGAAGTGAAAGATTCCGAAGCCAAAACTCATCCATGCATTGTTCCATTTGATGATTTGCCAAAAGAGCAGCAAGCAAAGGACTACATTTTTCGTGCTGTTGTCCATTCATTGCGTGACCATCCAGCATTGGTAAACTATTGTGATGGTGATGCAAAGAACCAACCTACTTATGACCAATGAGTGAAGTATCAATAGAGGAGAAAGCCTGCTCACTGATTTACGAACATCTTGGAATCAAAGGGTCTAAGTTGAAAGTAAAAGGTGAGTCAGGTTATCCTGATCGAATTTTCTGGCTTCCTGGTGGGAAGCCTTTTTTGATTGAATTCAAAAAACCTGGAGAAGAACCCAGACCAAGTCAAATCAGAATTCACGATTACCTCAGAAGTCTAGGGTATAAAGTAGAGGTCCACGATAATGCAATTGACGCTCTTGAAGCCACCATCAAAGCCGTGGATTCCACACGGTTATCAAAAGAAAGCCGTCAGATTCTTGCTGGAGCACGCAGGATGTGCGTTATTCTTAGATCCAGGTCTGGGGAAAACTAGTATAACACTTGGTGCCATCAAGGTTCTCAAGAAAAAAGGTTTGTTGGGGAAGGTGTTGCTTATTGCTCCATTGCGGGTGTGTCATTCAGTATGGCCTGCAGAACTTGAGAAGTGGAAAGATTTTGAAGGTCTCAAAGCTGTCGTGCTCCATGGTTCAAAGAAAGAACAGTTATTAAAAGAAGATGCAGACATCTACATTATCAATCCTGAAGGATTGGAATGGCTTTTGAATGTAACAAAAAAGAAAGATGGTCGAGGTCGTGTGTCGATCTCCATTGATATGAAACGGTGGAAAAGTCTGGGTTTCGATCGTCTGGTTATCGACGAACTATCCAAATTCAAACATACTAACACCAACCGCTATAAAGCATTGAAATTAGTATTGAATACATTCACTAGTCGTTGGGGATTGACAGGATCCCCTGCTAGTAACGGGTTGCTTGATCTGTTTGGTCAATGCTTTATTCTTGACATGGGAAGATCTCTTGGGCAATATATTACGCACTATCGTCTGAAATACTTTGACCAGTCTTACGATGGATTCAGTTGGACAATCAAAGAAGGAGCAGAAGAAGAAATTTACAAGAGACTTGCTCCACTTGCTTTACGAATGGCAGCAGAAGATTATATTGACATGCCCACATTGGTCTACAATGACATCAGGATAGAACTTCCACCCAATGTCAGAAGTGTCTATGACCAACTTGAAGAAGACTTGATTGCGAAGATAGATTCTGGAGTTATTACAGCAGGAACTGCAGCAGCAGCCAGCATCAAATGTCGCCAGATCGCAAATGGTGGAATCTATCTGACACCAGATGTCCAAGCATTAGTGAAATTACCTAAGAATGCTCGCGAATGGGCAAATCTGCATACGGAAAAAGTCGACGCACTCGCAGATCTTATCGATGAGTTGCAAGGGTCTCCATTGTTGGTAGCGTATGACTTTGAACATGATCTCGACCGGTTGAGAATCAAACTGGGTAAGGATATTCCATATATTGGTGGTGGAGTATCGGTAAAACGGTCCAAAGAACTTGAGGTGATGTGGAATGCTGGTAAGTTACCGGTACTTCTAGGTCACCCTCAATCCATTGCCCATGGTTTGAATCTCCAAGAAATGGGGAACCACGTGGCATGGCACAGTATGACATGGGACTATGAACTATATGACCAGTTCGTCCGTCGCGTCCGCCGGCAGGGCAATAAGAGCAAACGGGTCTTCTGCCATCACATCCTGGCCGCTGACACTATAGACGATGTGATGTTGGCCGCTACCAAGACTAAGCGGAATGGGCAGCAGGCCCTGTTCGAGGGCCTGAAAAGATTGAGAAAAAAGTTGTAAATATGTGTTTACAAGGTTCTGGGTTTTATGTACTATATCTTCATAGTGTGAATCATCAACCAGTCTAGATGAGAATCATTATCAACAACCTTGCTGAGGGTATCAAGATGGATATATCAAAAGAAGAGTTATTAGCGATCATTGAACGTCATCGTAAATGGTTACGTGGCGAAGATGGTGGAGTTCGCGCCAATCTCAATGGTGCCAGTCTCGATGGTGCCAGTCTCGATGGTGCCAGTCTCGTTCGTGCCAATCTCAATGGTGCCAGTCTCAATGGTGCCAGTCTCGATGGTGCCAATCTCAATGGTGCCAATCTCGATGGTGCCAGTCTCGATGGTGCCAGTCTCGTTCGTGCCAGTCTCGATGGTGCCAGTCTCGTTCGTGCCAGTCTCGATGGTGCCAGTCTCGATGGTGCC